TAACAAACCAAACACAACCATATCCAAAAGGGTATTTTTCATCAAATTATGAAGTGTGTTTTTTTTCTAATTATAAAGAATCAAAATTACATAATTCTGGTGTTGTTGAAGTGAGTGAAACGACAAAGAGTGACAATAGATACTCAGGGGATGGATTTTTAAAGAAATATTATGCTTTAGGTGACATAAAAATAACAGAGCATAATGTTAACACAGTCCATCCAACACAAAAGAGGGTAGATGCAATTTGTTTTTATTGTAAAATAAGCTCAACTAGCGGACATATAATTCAAGATATCTTCCTTGGCTCAGGCTCTACACTAATAGCATGTGAGAAAACAAACCGCATCTGTTACGGCATGGAATTAGACGAACATTATTGTGATGTTATAGTCCAACGATACCGAGATTTTTGCCTTAAGAACGGCATAATCTCCACTATTAAGAGAAATGGTGAAGTGGTTAAATAACGCAAGGTAAACGCATGAAAGAACACTTAAAAAAACATGCATTCAATAAAGAAACTGCATCCGAAGCGGGGAAGAAGTCTAAACGTCCTGTAAGCCTTAAAAGAGCATTAAAAGAGATGTTTCAAAAGCAATTAAAAGAAGGCGGAAAAATCACAGAGGAAAACTTTGTAAAAGCATGCGCATTATCAGGGATGAAGGGGAACGCCGGCATGGCAAAAATAATATTTGAATATATTGACGGGAAGGTCCCGCAAGACGTAAACACCAGGGATAAAACACTTGAAGAAAACCCCCTTTACAATCAACTTAAGGAAATGACGAAAAAGCATAAAGAGAAATGATCGCATGGTCCCCAAAGCAAAAGAACTTTTTTGCAAATTCCTACAACAACATTAATATATTATCCGGGTCCGTTTCTTCGGGAAAAACTTACATTTCCAATGTCAGATGGTTAAAACATATTTACGACGCCCCGCAAAATAGCTTATTAATAGCGGTCGGGAAAACCAGCGAAACTCTAAAAGATAATGTCATAAGGCCAATAATGGAAATGGACCAGGGGTTTGAACTGAACGAAACCAAGGTCCCTATGCGGTTATATTGCAAAGCCAACAACGTAGAAGTAGCATGCGGGGGCGGGGATAACTCAGCATCATGGGCCAGGATACAAGGGAAAACAACCGCCGGGGCATTATTCGACGAAGCAACCACACTACCCAAAAAATTAGTACAAAATGTTTGTAAAGGATGCCGACACGGGGGGCAATTATGGCCGGTATTTATGACATGCAACCCGGATCATCCAAACCACTATATAAGAACCGATTATATTAATAACACCAAGATAAACGCGCGAACGTGGGAATTTAGATTAATGGACAACCCGTCATTATCTAAGGAATATGTAAACCACGTTCAAAACCTTTACTCCGGGGCCGAATACCTCAGAATGATAGAGGGTAAATGGGTTATGGCAGAAGGGGTCGTGTATAAAGAATTCGACCGCGGCAAACATCTTTTTACCGATAACGATATAAAAAACGTAAGCATAAAAGAGCATGTGATCGGGATAGATTGGGGATGGACAAACCCCCTGGCAATGATTTTGTTTGCAGTGGATTATGATAATAATTATTGGTGCCTGGACGAAATTTATATTAAGAATCAGCACATAGACGACAGTTTAAAAGCTATTATGAACCAACGCGGATGGATACAAAAGAAAATTGCCTATGCTTACGCCGACACGAACAACCCGGAAAATATAACACGGTTTCGAAATACAACCGGTATAATTACGCTCCCCGCAGTAAAAGACGTTATCCCGGGGATCTCTTTAGTGCAGAAAATGACGAAGGACGGGCGCATGCGATACCACCATGCCAGGGTCCCCAATACGTTAAGCGAAAAAGACATGTATTGCTGGAAGGAAACCAAGGGTTTAACCAGGGACGACCCGATCAAAGAAAACGATCATTTAATGGACGCAGAAAGATATGTCATTTATACAAGGGAACGGGGCCGGGTCAGACTTATAAATAAAAGGGCTTTTTAATGTATATGCTTGAAAATACATTACTTTTGCTTTATAATAGTGAAAAACTTAAAAGGGGCAAAAATGCTTAATATCGGCGACGTATTCCCAACACCACAGGATCAAGCACGGATCGCGATCCAAAATAACTATGAAAACTTGCTTTTAAATAAAAGCGTTGGGAACTTCCGCATGGTTTCCCATAACGGGAAAATATCAAAACAACAAATTGATCCCATGGTCCCGCTACCTCAGACAGTCGCCGATATTTCCGGGGATCTACTTATGGGCGAAAGCCCCCGCATTAAATTACCCGATAGCAACCAAAAACCATTCGACGAATGGAAGTTTAAAACAAACTTTGAAAGCCGGTTATTAGAGGCCGCAACATATACAAGCGCGATCGGTACCGTAGTTTCTAGAATGTTTGTAATCAACGGCGAAGTTTTCTATGATTTTGTCCCGGCCAATAAAGTTATCTTTACTAAAGAATTAGGGGAAACCATAAACGCGAAATTTATTTTATCCGTTTCCCAAACGAAAAACAACGCTTTTTTAATTTATGAGATCCAGGAATATGATTTAGAAATTACCGGCGACGTTGAAACCGTCAATAAAACCGTAATATTAAAACATTATGAAATAAAGGTTAGAATATCCGATACAAAGATCGTAGAGATAACACCCATAACGGAAGAAACGATCCCGGGCCTGGATTTTCTCCCCGTTGCAATATGGCGGAACGTTGGGATCATGGGAGCTGAATTTGGCCGGTCGGACTACTCAGGAAAAGAACAACTATTTGCAGAAATTGACAATCGCATAGATCAAAATAATGATGTACTCCAAGAAAACGCGGAACCATGGAAAGCCGTTCCACCTGGAATACTTAACCAACATGGCCAACTAAACCGGGCTTCTATGGATGCCAAGATGTTTGAAAAAGCACCAGGGGGGCAAGGTGATAACGCCGTTGACATTATCACATGGGATGGGTCCTTAGACGCTTCTTTTACGCAGATCAACGAAATGGAAGATTTAATATTTTTCACTTCCCGCTTATCCAACGCCATAACCGGAAGGGGCAAGGGTGGAACCAATGACAGCGGGCGATCACTAAAATGGCAATCAATAAGCACGATCGCAATGATGAACCGGAAAAAAAGATATGCCGGGGATTTCCTTAAAACCTTCGTCGGCCAGTGGTCCATGTTATCAGCCGTTAATGATTTAACCAAAGAAGATGTAACGATCGAATGGCAAGACGGATTACCAATAGACGAAACCGAAGAAACCGCCACCACGATCGCCCAGGTAAACGCGCAGCTTATGAGCAAGGAAACCGCCGTCAAAAGACTCCAAAATCTAAATGACGAAGAAGCTAAAAAGGAACTTGAAAGGATCCAGGCGGACATTGCTTTTCAGACAGAGCAAGAACAACAAGCGAGCGTTCCAATTATCGTTTAATCTATGGCCGAATTAGCACAGATATTATTTACCGAAGCGACAACCGGAACGCAAAAGGCCCGGTTTGCTTTCATGATGCGGAAATGGAGATCCATGTTATTAAACGAATCCACCGACGCCATGAGTTTATCGGAAAAAAAGAAATGGGTTAATAAATGGCTGGCCGATTTTGAGAAAATATTTACCGACAACGAAATAAAAATTAATATCCTGGCCGGGTTTACCGGTTATTTATCCGCCGGCGGGGTAGGGGGCGAAGAACTATTTTTAAACCTTTATGACTCCACAGTAAAGGCCCTTAGTTCTAAAGACGTAACATGGGCCAGGTTGCAAAGGAATTCTTTAGCAACCAGGATCAAAAAGAAAGGTATAAAAGAACTACTCGACGAATGGGACGAATTTCTAATTGAGGCCCGGGGGCTTGGTTTGACAAGGGGCGAGATAACAAAGAATTTCATGAACACGATTGCCAAAAGTGAAACATCATTAATAGATTCGGCGGGTCGGTTATGGAAGCCCGATAACTACGCGCGCATGTATTCCAATACAAGGGATTCTGTTTTTCGTGATGAAATATTCCAGGACCAAACGATCGAATTAGGGCAAGACGTCGTCCAGGTTTCCGATCATGGGACTTCAACGCCAATATGCAAATTATACGAGGGGAAAGTATATTCATTAACCGGAGCAACGGAAGGATTGCCAATACTCCCGCAACGTCCAGGGTTCCACCCAGGTTGTAAACACGTTTTAGTAAGGCGGCCCGGGCTTTCAAATAAGGAAGCCAAAAAGATTAATTTTTTCAAAGATAAGGACATAAAAAAAGAATCCGCCAATTTTACAGAGGGTCAAAAGAAATCCATTAAACGCCAAACAAAATGGAATCTTGAAAACAGGCCCCCCAAAGGTTTAGATAATGCGTAAAGTTTACGCGTTATGGTACGGGCATGGCGCGCCCTCATACGATAAACAAACATTGATCGATTCAAAGGATCGTTTAATGGTCTTTCATTAGGAGGCAATCATGGAAGAACAACAACAACAAAACGAACAAAATTCCACAGAGGAAAAGCAACCGCGAATGTTTACCCAGGCGGAGAAAGATCGGGAACTTGCCATGCTTATTAATAAAGAGCGGGAAAAGTATTCCGACTATGACACGATCAAGAGTGATTATGAGAAACTCATGAACGAACGCAAAGAAAAAGAAATGGCGGAAAAAACCGAGGTCGAAAGACTCCAGGCGCAACTAGATGAAGTTAATTCGCAACTAGTAAACGCTAACGGTCAAATTTCCGATTTCAACAAACAAAGGGTAAAAATGACCGTTTTAGACGATGAAAAATACCGGAAATTGCCAAGAGCATATAAAAACATGGTGGACTCATCGGACGACATGGAAACGGTCCAGCAATCAGCGGAAAAAGCATTGGAAGAGTTTAACAAGGACATGGGCGGAAAAATCGGCGCTACTTTTGGGATTCCAAAAACAATAAACACCGAGATCGCCACAGAAACCAATAAACCTACGGTCATTAAAGACGCTTCCGACATTGCCGCAACTCTAAGGAATAAAATTCAATCAGCAATTAATTTAAGGAAATAACAAATGGCAAATTCTTATGTAGATGTAGCAACACAAGCCGCTATTATAGCAACCGCGTTTGATAATATGAGCGTTAAGCCGCTCCGTCCAAATTACGTTTTTGACGCAGTCGCCCAGGAAAAATTATGGAATCTTCCACAGATGCCAAACCGCGGGGACGCGCTTCAATTTACCCGTTTAAGCGCGCTAAGTGCCAACACCGGCGCCCTAGACGTAACCAGCACCACATTAGGTAGCCAAAAAAATACCTATGTCCGTGTAGCCGTTACAATGGACGCTTACGGGGATCACTCCACGATTGATACGTTCGAACTTGGTAATGAATCTTTTGTAGACGCCGTTTCCGATATGGCATTTTTAATGCAAGATCAAGGGATGAACTCAATTAACCTTTTGGCCCGTGATGTTATCGACAAAAACCAATACTCCAACACCGTTTCCGGGACTCTATCCGGTACGTATCATTACTACGCATCCAATGGGACCGCGTCCAGCATGGGAGTGTTAAAAGCGATCGACGTTCGAAAAGTAGTCGCCGACATGAAAGGCGATAACGTTAAACCGTTTGAAGATGGTTTCTACTTGGGGATCATTTCTCCAGACGTAGCCACCCAGCTACGATCCGAAACCGGTAACGCCGCATGGGGCGCCGCCGTCCTGGCTGGCGATCAATCCGTCCAACGTCGGTTTAATGGCGATCTTGGTACGTTCGAGGGTGTAAGGTTCATTTCTTCCACCGAAGTTCGAACGCAAGGCACCGGGACCGTATCCACCTATTTTATGGGTATGGACGGAGTCGGCAAGGCATTAGGGAAAAATTTGGGCGTTTCGGTTAAACCCGATCTCGACGGTCCACATTCAAACCTTTTAACTATCCGTTGGAATGCTCTTCTTGGGTACGGTATTATTCGCCGCGAAGCGATTAGAATCGTATCAAGTAGTCAATCACAACGTTAATTTATAGGGGGCTTAACGGCCCCCGTTTTTATTTATAAGGGGCGTAAAATTATGAAATTATCAGTATGTTACATTTTGAAAAACGAAGGGGAAACGATCTATAGGTCGCTGGACTCTGTTAAAACTTTTGTTAATGAATACATAATCGGGATAGACGAATCAACAACCGATAACACCCGGGAAGAAGTCGAAAGGTTTTTCAATGAAAACCAGGAAATAAAAAAAGAGATTTATAACTATACTTGGGGCGATTCTTTCGCAGATGCCAGGAACGAAGGCATGGACAAAGCAACCGGAACCCATATTTTAATCATGGACGGTCATGAATATATCCCGGAAAAATGGTTTAACATAACAGAAAATAAACAGATCCCCATGCACGTTTGCATGCCTAAGATATTAGAGCAGATCGAAAAAAGCGAATGCGACGAAGGTTTTTTGCATTTATACCAACAACCGTTTGTTGGAGAAATCCCCAATAACTATTTTTTACAACCGAGGATTTATAGAAACGGCATAGGGAAAGACGGGAAAAATAAAATGAGATTCGGGAGGGCGGCCCATAACGTGATCCGCAATAGTGACCCCGAAAAAGCGTTACAATTCCCCGAGATAATTATTATCCACGACGCCCCGAAGGAAAACCGGGACGAACGCGCCAAGCAACGCGCGAAAATGAACATTGAACAGTTAGAAAAAGATTTAGAGAAAAAGCCCGACGATGTGCGCGCCCTTTTTTATTTGGGAAACACTCACATGGAAGTTAGCGAACATGAAAAAGCCCTGGCTGCTTTCCAGCGATATATAGATTGTAACGGCCCCAATACATCGGAGAAATACCAGGTGTATTTTCACATGGCATTAGAAAACAGGGCATTGAAACGAAACGCACAGGCCATGGATTGTTTACACCACGCCATGCGAATCCAGCCCATGCGCCGTGACGCTTACATTATTGCCGGGGATATCTGCACGGATAACGACGATCACGAAAGGGCGTTACATTATTATAATACTTGTCTTATTATTAACCCCGAACTATCGCGCATGTTTTCCAACGGGGCCACAAGCACATGGATGCCATACCAGCGTGCCGCCTATGCTTACGAATCAATGGGTAAAATAGAAAAAGCAGTAAGCCATTTACGAAGGGCCATGCGGTTTGTTCAAACGCCCGAATGGGAAGAAAAAATTAAAACCTGGACGGGAGCAAAAAAAAATATTTTAGTTATCGACGCGATCGGATCTTTCACAAAGGAATTCATAGCGTTTTTAAACAAGAAATGCAACGTGATTTTATCAAAGAAATATGATCGCTACCTGGCCGAATGGGCGGATCATATTTGGCAAGAATGGGCCGACGGCAATTTAGCGGAAAACATCATGCCAGGGAAAACAACCGTTAGGATCCACGGTTACGAAGCGTATACGAACATGAATTTAATAAACCAGGTCCCATGGGAAAAATACAATGCCATTATTCCCGTAGCCGGACATATCTTCGACATGCTCCCGGAAAAAGCAAAGCAGAAAGCAACCGTTATTCAAAACGGCGTAAACCTGGACAAGTTTTATATTAAGAACCGTAAACGAACGCCCAATAGCATAGGGATTGCCGGTTTACTGAACGTAAAGAAAAACCCCATGCGACTTGCTAATTATATCGTAAACAATCCCGACAAGGCGTTTAATTTAAGGGTAGAATGGCAAGACCCATTTTTAAAAAGCGCGTTTGAATACGAAACCAAGGATTGTAAAAACATTATTTATCATGGCCGGTATGATGATTTAAACGACTTTTGGAACCAGGTTTCCTATGTTATATCGACAAGCGACATAGAATCGTTCAGCTTTAACATAGCCGAAGCCATGGCATGTGGTTGCCATCCGTTAATATACCCCTGGAAAGGTGCGCGCGATATTTGGCCCGCCGATTCATTCATAAAGGGTAATAAACTCAGGTTAAAACCGGCCAGGGACATGGACGAAGAAAGGGCGTATATTGCAAACAATTATCCATTAGACATGAGTTTAATGTCAATGGGAAAAATATTAATAGGGGAAAAATCATGATGTATACGGAAGATCATTATAACAAGTTTTGGGAAAATATTATAAACCAACTACCAAGGGGCGGATCCTATAGATTCGACCAACGGGCGGAAGCGTATGGGAAAATAATGGATTTAATACCGGAAGGGTCGACGGTTTTTGATTATGCATGCGGACTTGCCATGGCATCGATTAAATTATCTAAGGATAAAAAATGTAAGGTTGCCGGGTGCGATTTTTCAAGCGTTGCTATTAACTACGCTAAAAAGGAAAGCGGGGGCGACTTCCGCGCAACAGATAAGGTATTCGGGGGTCCTTATGATTTTGTTATCCTTTCGCATTATTTAGAGCATATCGACAACCCCGCGGAATTCTTAAATGAATTATTTAAGTTTACTAATAACATTATCATTTCATTGCCTAATAATTTTCGGCACATCGGCGAGCATGAATTAATGCAATGGTCGAACTGGACCGAGTTTAACGAACTATTTAAGGACTTTACTTTTAAACGCGTGGATCAAGGGTACACGACCAAAACACACCACGCATGGCACCACCCAATATTTTTATTCACAGAGGAAAAAAACATGCACCAAAATTATATTGAAGAAAAACCAGTTAAGAAACCAGCAAAGAAAAAACGTAAAGTAAACGCAAAAAAAAAGAAGATCACAACGGTAAATGTAGAAAAAACCGAAAACATAGAGTAATATAATACTTAATTAGGGGCGGGAAATATTATGGATAAAGTAAGTATTATAATTATCAACTATAACGACCGTTTAAGGGTTAAACGGGCAATAGATAGCGCATTGGGTCAAACTTGGCAAAATAAGGAAATTATTTTAGTCGACGACGGATCCGACGCCGAAACAAGGGAGATTTATACAGAGTATGAAAAACTTTCGAATTTTAATCTATTGCAATTAGAGAGGGACGATCCAACGGCGCGGACTCCATCCCGGGCGAGAAATGCCGGGTTTAAGGTTTGCGAAGGTGAATATGTTTGCTTTTTAGATAGCGACAATTATTATGAAAAAACTTTTATCGAAGAAATGATGAAAACGGGGAAAGATGTTTCATTTTGTGATTGGGAGATCATCGGTAAGCAAAATTACCAGGTTAAGATTAACCAGGTTTGGAGCCATGACGCGGATATATTAAAGAATTATTTAATGTATACTCACTTGGATCATCAGTGTTTGCTTATTAAGCGTGATTTACTCACGAAAATAAATGGCAACCAATTGCCCTATGATGTAAGACTCCCCAGGTCCCAAGATTGCGATCTAATAGTCGGGTTAATGCTTTTGACTAAAGATTGGAAACACGTTGATAAAAATTTGTTTAAGTTTGAAAAGCACGAAGAAGATCAGATGAAACAAATTGCATCTATCCACGGGAAAACCCTATGGAGTCTAAAACGTGGGCTTAATATTCAATGGTTGCTTGGAGTAATCCAAAACAACGCCATGCTTATCTTGTCATTTCATAAAGCCATAAACGATTATATCAATAACGGCGAATGGGCCGAAAGTTACGAAAAAAGCGAGTTTAAAATGTTATATGAGCAATTCGGTGACATTATAAACAACGAACGGAAGGAACATGGCGGACCAAAAACATAAGGTTAATAAATGACAACTGAACTTTTACAGATCCAAGACTCAAAATCTAATGTGAAAGTAACGGATCATGCGCTCCATGTAGGGATCGCGGGAACGTCGGGAAACATTGCGAAAGTAAACGACTCCGGCCAGGTCCACACGGTCATGCGTGGGATGGTAGACGATAAAAATTCTACACAGGACAATTTAAACCCCGGCGGAGTTTTCACGGGGTCCGCGACAGATACCATGGATTATTCAGCCATTACGATAATAGTTCATACGGATCAACCATCCGCCGAAAATGGGTTAAAAGTGGAGTATTCATCGGACCAAGTGGAATGGGTAACGGGCGAAGAGTATAATATCGTAGGCGGGGCAACCAAGTTTTTCACCCCGACATTACAAGATCAATATTATAGGCTAAGTTATACCAACGGAAGCGCAACCACAACGGATTTTCATATTCATGCGACTATGCGAAAGACTCCGATCAAGTGGTCCAGCCATAACATAGACGACCCGATCACGGACCAGGACGACGCGGAATTAGTAAAGGCCGTTTTGACCGCTAAAAAGGACGACGGGGAATATATAAACATAGGCGCGACAAATAACGAAAATTTGCGGGTTTCCGTCCAGGAATACGGCGACACCCCCGCGATCGACGCTTTCGACCGTTTGAGAATTTCCGAACCGTTTACAATATTCGATTCAAAGCAATTACACGACAAACAACCTTTATTTTGGGACGAAGAAACAGGGGGATCCGCAACAAGTACCCATTCAAGTATAGATGCCAACGTTGCCATGACAGTAACGGCGAGCGCGTCCGATTATGTTATTAGGCAAACAAAGCAAAGGTTTAATTATCAACCTGGCAAAAGCCAACTAATATTTTTTACATTTCAAAGCCCCCAGGTTTCCGGGGTAGATAGCCGAATGGGTTTATTTTCCGGGACCGGAACAAATAATCTAACACCGAATAACGGTATTTTCTTTGAATGTAACGGGACATTATCATGGAACGTTGCCAAAAATGGGAGCATAGCAGAAACCGCAACACAAAGCAATTGGAACGTTGATCCCCTGGACGGAACCGGGGCAAGCGGGATCACGCTGGACATGACAGCAACGCAAATCGGGGTCATTGATTTTGAATGGCTAGGGGTAGGGCGGGTCCGCGTGGGGTTTGTTATAGATGGTTTAATTTACTATTGCCATTATTTTAACCATAGTAATGATAATACTTTTACCAGCGTTTACATGTCGTCGCCGAATCTTCCGCTTAGATATAGCATAGAAACCGACGGCACGAACGGATCAACACTTGATCATATTTGTTCATCGGTAATCAGCGAAGGCGGGATCGAGAAAACCGGGATCCTTCGTTCAGTAGATACGGGGAATACTTATTTAACTAGTTTAAACACTGGCAATAGTTATGCATTAATAGGCATTAGATTAAAAGCCGCTTATAATGATGTAACAATTATCCCGGAAGGACTTTCTATATTTCTAGGGACCAACGACGCTTTTAAATGGCAACTACAATTAAACCCGACGATCGCCGGCACGTTTACATATAACGATTTAGCCAATAGCGCGGTTCAATATGCTACGGGCGGAAGTACCAACACGATCACAACCGATGGGATCGTTATATCTTCGGGGGGCGGGTCGACATCTACAAGGCAAAGCGATTCGGATTTACAAACCGCTTTACGGATAGGCCAAACGATCGGGGGGGTTATGGACGAATTAGTTTTAGTTATCCGCCCATTTAGCACAAACCTTTCAGCATGGGCCGGGTTAAACTTTAGGGAGTTATTATGAGCATTAAAACCAGCATTGGAACGCCAACGGCGAACAGTTATGTAAGCGTAGCAAGTGCGAATACTTATTTTAGAGAACTTGAAGCCGGGTTATTATGGGACGAAATATCTTCTTCCGGGACCGTATCGCAAACGGCCAGGAAAGAAAACCTATTAAAACAGGCGACCAGGGAGATAGATAATACATACCGTTTTCATGATAGTAAATACAACCCCGGGACAATAGGTCAATCAAATTACCAGGCGTTAGAATTCCCCAGGACTTCGAACATAGACGCGGACTCTAATTTATACATACCCGACGAGATCAAATATTCAACTTATGAACAAGCCGGGTGGATTCTTCAACGGGGGCAACAACGTTATACCCAAGACGGGACATTAATTACCCCGCCTTATTTTAGTAATCAAGCATATAATTACATGAAAGGATGGATTAACCGAGGTATAAAAGCCGTTGGATCGTATAGCTGGCAAAGGGGCTTATAATGGCAAGATCGGAAACCCTGGAAGAATTTACAAAAAAACTTCCGTCCTTTCCCGTAGTAATCCAAAAGCGTATATTAAAAGATTGGCAAACATACACGGATGAAGTTTTTGCACAATCTCAAAACGAGGTCCCGATCGCGTCGGGGGCATTGCTTAGGAGCGGATCTGTTTTAAACGCCAAAATAACCAGCAACGGGATAGAATCGGCGATCGTTTATAATCTACCTTATGCCAGGAAGATTCATGACGGCGAGGATTCCAAAGGAAGGACAATTAATTTAAAGCCAGCGGGGTATGTTTACCCGGACGGGACAACGAAAGCCCGGGAAGGGGAATATTTATTTTTAGAAGAACCGGCCCGAACTCAACTGGACGACGTAACAAAAGCCATCAGTAAATCTATCTCAAAAGCATGGGCGTTATTATGAGCAGTTTGACCCGCATAAAAGATTTAATAAATAATCAAATATCAGACGGAAGAAACCGCATGCCCGCCGTCGTCAATTCGGGCGTCGAAACATACCCGCAAAACGGGATCGTATTATTTTATACGAATGATCAAGTAGATAATGAGATCCTGGCATTGGGAAGGAAAACAAAGATCGGCTTATATTCCCAAGGTGTGCAAATTGCAATCATGCATGAAAGATACGACACATGCCGGGACATAGCATTTCAAGTATTAGAATTTATAAATGTGAACATGCCAACGGGGATCACTATGACACCGCAAGGCGCGCCAAGTTACGCGGGGATTAATGGACAACGGGGCCAGCATATTTATACAATTGATTATCAAATGAAAGGAGATAAATAGCCATGGCAAAATTGAACGGATTAGGCGAAATAACATCGAATTTCTTGTTGAATGATTTTAACGTTTACGTTATGAATACCAGCGCGACCGGCGGGTATGATTCCGGAGATTGGGAACTATTAGGGTTTACCAGTGCGGAAAAAAACGTTAATCGAGTTCAAGAGAAATACGAAAAAGAGGGGAAGATCCCCCGCGTGGTTCAATACACGAAAACGATCCGAAAGGGGTTAGAACTTTCTTACGAGCTAAGCAATTTCAACACATCTTTCGCGGCGGAAATACAACAAGCGACCCTTGTTTCTTTGGGCGGAACCGGAACCCAATTGGACAGCGGAACTCAGGAAGCTACGAAAGTTTATCGCGCTTATTTGCTTACATCGGATTTAGACGACGGAACCCATTACAATATTGTAATTCCGAAATCTGATACGCAATTGGCGGGAGAACAAACCGTAGGCGGGGAAACGGAAACCGTTTGGCCATTAGTGACCAAAGCAGTTTACAACCCGGCCGCAACCGCGACAAAAAACTTATATTATGAACAATGGTTAGATTCTTCGGTCAGTGCGACCGCAGTAATTCCACCAGGATTCTAAATAATGCCCCTTCGGGGGCTTTTTCTCAAAGGGGCAAACAACATGGATATTAAAACATTAGAAAAAAGTATAGTAGTAGACGACGGACATTTATTACTTCAAAAACCTATTGAAATGGTTAAGTATGGTAAAAAGGTAATGATCAAGCCGGTCAATTGGTTTTATGAATGGAAAGATTTTTCCTACGCGCTTGGTATATGGTTGCATTATTATTATGTTGTTTGCATGAACTCAAAGATCCCGGATAACTTAAACGATTTAAAAGAGTTTAAACAAAATGTAAGATCAACCATAAGCCATAAAAAAGCATTTAAGATGCTCATGAAAATATGCGGGTATTCGGGTTTTAAGCTCCGTTGGATGAAAAAGAATTTTACTCTAGACGATTGGATAGAAACCTTTATGGTGGTTTTTTTTTTCAATCTTCAAGTCACGAAAAAAAACTTGTCCGACGCGTTAAAAGCAATTGGAAAAGCCCGGTTATTATAGACAATAGCATGGGCGATACATATTTATGGTTAAAACGGGAATTATTCATGAGTGACGCAGAAATAAAGGATTTAACGGTCCCAAAATTAAACATGCTTTTACAACGAAACAACGAACCCGTTTATAAAAACGAACTTGATCAAAAACTATACCAAGGAAAATAAATGCCCGACGAAACCAAAGATTTACTTGTACGGTTGACCCTGGAAAACAAACAATTATTAAAAGCAAATCAGAAAACCCAAAAAGCATTTAAAGAAACGGAAAAAAAAGCGAGTGCATTAAAAACGGGCGTTGGGAAATTAAAAGCCGGTTATGCTTTACTTGCCGGGGTTATGGCGGGCGTAGTAGTTAAAGGATTTTCCGCAGTAATAAAAAAAGCATCGGACGCGCAAGAAACCGTTAGTAAATTCAACACCGTTTTTAAATCAGTGAGAAAGGAAGCCGATCAAGTATCAGCTAATTTATCTAAAAATTTCGGGCTTTCCAGTGTTGCCGCTCAAAAGCTATTAGGCGATACGGGTGATCTATTATCCGGGTTTGGGTTTACCGGTAAAGCGGCCCTTGATCTTGCCGAACAAACAAACAAATTAGCCGTTGATCTTGCTTCATTCACGAACATAGAAGGCGGGGCGGAACGTGCTTCCAAGGCATTAACTAAAGCGTTAATAGGTGAGCGCGAAAGCGTGAAAGAATTAGGGATCGCGATCCTGGAAAAAGACGTAGTCGAGCAAGTCGCGCTTAATAGGTCGAAGGGTTTAACATTCGAGAGTGAAAGACAAGCCAGGGCGATCGCTACATTGGAACTAGCAACTAAGCAAAGTAAAAACGCGATCGGGGATTTTGCCAGGACTCAAGATTCTTTAGCCAATAGTGCGAGAGTTTTAAAAGCCGGGTTTGATGATCTCCTGGTAACATTGGGGACTAAGTTTATACCAATTGCAACGAAAATAACCAAGGCATTAGGCGGGTTAATTAAATCTGATGATGAATTGACAGGGTCAACGGAAACATTAATAACTACTTACAACACATGGCAAACGGCATTAAAAAAGACCGCGGATGAAATCGACGGCGTTTCCGAAGAACAACAAGCGTTGAACGAACTACAGGAAGCGAGTGCGAAACTAGCATTTTTTGAACAACTGGAAAGCATCAATAAATCATACGAAAACCAGCGGGAAGAAGTCGGAAAGCTAACGAAGAAATCAAAAGAGTACGCCGATGCAGTAAAGGAAGGGGAAGAGGCATTATTTGAAGCCGAAGTGAGAGGAAAGGAAAGCGTAAAGGTAGACGTCCAAAGGGGTATTTTTATAAAAGAATTAAATACGCGCACATTATCATTAAACCGAGCCGAAAAAGAATTGGCCGAAACGAAATTGGCGGGCATCCAGGCCGGGACCGCCGCCGCTAAGAAAAACGCAGAGATCGAAAAATCTGTTTCAAATTTAGCCCAGGCGCAGATCGCGTTAAAAGATATTGACGTATTGCAACTAATCACAAATGAACAACTTAAAAAAGCAGTGGAAAAACGCGTCGAAGCTATAAAGGCGGGAACCGTTGCAACTAAAAACGACACGGACGCGAACAACGAAAATATAAATTCTTTAAAAGCGCAAACAACCGAAACCGAAGAGCAGACTAAAAAGAAAATAGAATTATTAAAATTTCTAGGCCAGGAACGACTAGCAGAATTGGAAGCGGTCGAACAAAAAAGACTTGAACTAATTTCGACTAATAAAGAGCAAGAAGGAATTATAAACTCAGCGGCGGCGGCGGAAAAAAGAAGGATTAACCAGGAAGCCGAAGAAGCGATCCGCGCCGAAAGGTTGCAAACTTTAACGCAAGGAATCCAACAGGCGCAACAGTACGCTAACCAAGTAGCCGGGATCACAGAATCATTTTTAAGCAATGAATTAGAAAAACAAAAAAACAAAGACGATGCAAAAATAGCATCAGAAAAAAAAGCAGTAGACGAAACAATAAAAGCATTAAAATTGCAACGGGACCAGGGAATAATTACCGAGGAAGATTTTGTAAGATCAAAAGAATCATTGATCGATTCGCTGGACGATAAAGAAAAACAGGCGCAAATAAGGGAAGCGAAACGACAAAGGAAAGCCGCGATAGCTTCCAGGGTGGGCGCATTATTCGACATAGCCGCCAATACTGCCGTGGCGATTTCAAAAGCTATCTCATCATTTCCAACTACCGGGGGGCTTCCGTTTTCTGCTATTAATGCCGCGTTAGGAGTAGCGCAAGCCGCCGCGGTAGCATCAAAGCCCTTGCCACAAGTTCCGGCATTTCAAGCGGGCGGGGTTATATCGGGATTAAATAACCCAATAGGCCGGGAAGATGGAATAATAGCCGCTCAGAACGGGGAATCGGTTTTAAATAGACAAGCAACCGCAGTATTGGGATCCGATGCTATTAACGCATTAAACGCGGGTAATAACCCAGTGCGCGCAAATGTTACGATTAACGTAAACGACGGGCGGGACGCGGTCGAAATCCTGGACGACTATTTTAAAACGCGCGGGACAAGCGAAAGGGGGCTAGCGTTATGAGTTTTATAATAACAACGGTTGATGATTTTTATACATACACCGCATTGACAAGCGACGGGGGCGCGGTTGTTGATGAATGGGAGATCGAAAACGACAACAAAAAAAGCAACACGCAAGGATTTATGCGAAAGGTAGAAAAAGGACGGACCAGGGCAAAAGCCAGGGTTTCAATTGCCGATAGTAAAAGCAACCTTGAAAGCGTGGTTTTAAAAATGCTTACATACCCGGCCAATGTTGCCGTAACATTTCCCCGCAACATACCAGGCAAAACAACGAACGTCGGGGAATTTGTTATGGAAGATTATAAAATAGTTAGAGAATTCAACGACGGGAACGACCAGGAAATAATTATTATTTTAACCGAGGTTTTGGGATGAAACAAGCGGGAACGGGAACCACTACAGAAATATTATTATATGATGTAATTGGCGGAGCGTCCCCGAAACCGATTATAAAAACCGAATACTATTCGGATGCGGTCAGCACATGGATCCCGTTTGATTATGATTTAGAAAGCCGGTCCATCGAAATATCGACGGAAAATAAAAGATACCAAAGTTATTCATTCATGCCCCCAGTAAAAACCATGAATATGGTTATAAACAATTACGGTCAGCTATATTCCACCGGGGCCGGGGATGCGAAATCGAGTATTTTAAAAAAGAATCTTCCCATTAGATGTTTCTCAGGGTACGAACTTAACACCTCTTCGACCGCTTCCGTTGTCGACGATTTAACCAACTTATCTAAATATGTACATGCCCAAACCAGCGGAACCGCGGTTACATTGGATATTTCATCATACACGGGAACCATGGCCCCGGGCGTCCTTTCGCCTTTATACGGAGCGACCGTTTATAGTGGGGCAACATACGCATACCCCGGTTATTATGGAAAAACATTTAGACTTTTTGATTATGAGAAACCGGGCAACATAGCGATCCAAGTAAATTCAAATAAATTTTCTTTTAAATATCGTGAAGGGAAAACAAAGAATTTTGTAAACGCTCCATGGTCAAACTTCGCGACCCTTTCAACGGGTACGAATAATTTTAGTTTATCAAAACATCGGGACGTAAATTATATTGAAACGATCACGCGGTTTAATACTAACGTATGGTCAACGGCGGACGAAATAAATAATATTACAATGGATTATAGTTCATACGGATTATTATTTAAGCGCGGAACGTATATATTAGATGAACCAATTTACGCCGACAAGGTAAACGCAACGGGCCGGGATAAACTGCGTAAAGCATTAGAAACCGAAATAAATAGCCCAAAATTAACAGAGGTTAAAACGGTACAATCCAGGTTTACTGAAGTTTTAGACCGGTGCAATATTGATTATGATACAAATGATTGGGATACCATTTCGACGACGGCCAGCATAGCCAACGCGACGATCGCCGAAACACTTAATAATACTTCCGCTTGGAAATTTTGCGATCTTTTAATGGACGCTATAAACGCCGGGTCAGATGATATTTATTTCCGGTTTGATGAGGACGGAAAAGCGGTTATAAAAAAATTAGAAACGGACAAAGAAACCGATTGGGTAACGCATTATAAATTTAATATTGAAAATGTTTCTAAAAACTTCGATTCAGAAACCCAATTGCAACGGGTTACATGCGTTAATAAAGATATAACCGTAGAAGCGGAAGAACTACTCAAAACGGCGATCACAGGGTCCGCGGTTTCTTCTTCTTTGCATGTAACATACGGGACAACGGCCATGTATGTTAGGTATACCGATTCATTAGGCGGGATAGTAAGCGAAACGAACAGGACCAACACGGCGATCGACTTCGAAGTCAAAGAAGGTCAACCTCATACCATATTGATTTATGGATGCCACCCGAAAAACATAACGGATCAAATTTGGGCGGAAGCCGGGAACGCGGAAAACATTTTAAATAATAATGGGTCAACGTATAAAAGAATAAACCCCTTCATGGATAGCGTAAAGGCGAAAGCATACGCAGATTATATTATATCCAGGAACGCGGATCCAAAATATAAAATGACAGTGACCCAACAAGCAAACCCACTTTTAGAGGTCGGGATCGACAACATAATGGTATTCGATAAATACACTTTTACAGATAATATTTATGGGTTAAACTCAATTAGCGAAAAATGGAATAATCCAAGTTTAAAAGAAAGTATAGTTTTAAGGGATCGCGGTTTTGATTTAGGCGCGTTAATATGGGATCGTAACGGATATGATCCAGGAATAAACGATCTTAAATGGGATATAGGTTTTACATGGGATCTTGATTTAGGGCCGAACGCGACAGAGGATCCCACAGATTATGAAAATAAAAAAGAAGTACAATTTGCATAGGAGCGAGCATGGCAAGTAGCGATTTAAATTTAAAATCGGTTAGTTTTCAAAACCAGTTAAGAAGTAAACCGGTACGAGAAAATTTTACAGACATAGAAAACAATTTCAATTCTTTAAGGGCGGAAGTTTACGCGTCGATCGCTTCCACCGCTTCGGAAATAACAAGCGCGCGGGATAACTTCGGGAATCTTTCGGATAACATACATGTGCGGCGGGTATTCGGGGATCGAATTGCAACGGGCGGGATCATTACTCCAACAACACCCAATTCAATGCGGGTGCATGTTTCCGCCGGTGAGGGGTTAATAAATGGAGTCGGGGTCGATTGGACAAGCGCAACAAGCGGGACCGTGACCGCGCCCGTTTCTAATAGCCGTTATGATCTTATTGTAGGTAATACAGATAACAGTATTTCTATAGTAGCGGGGACGGCAACGGCAAGCCCGGCAATTCCTGGCATAGCGAAAACCCAATACCCGATCGCCAGGTTAAAGATCAACGCGACAACGGGAACTCTCACAAATAACCACATTTTACAGTATAACAAAATCATTGCAAATTCTCAGATCGGGGAAATTATCGCAATTCATCCCGATACTAGATCAACTTATGGGCCGAACTTATACCACTATTCACCATGCGACGGGGTCGAATTAATGGATTCTAATTTTATCAGG